ATGAGGGATTCGGTGCTATATCCGAACCTCATATTCTTTGAAAATTATACCACATTTGCCTATGTTGTCAACCTATAACTTCAGGATTCCAGGGAGGTGAGCTGATACTCTCCTCTCTTTTATTTTGCAATGCAAAGTTTCAGCTTCTTGCCTGCTGCCTGCTTGATCATGGCCTCTGCCGCCTCTTTATCCTTGCACTCAGCAATCACCTGGATATATCCAGGCATATCCTTGGCCGGCTTCACTGCAAAACCATCCATTTTTGCCTCTTTTAAGGATCCGGCCAACTTTCTTGCCTGATCACCATGAGCTGCCGGGAATGTTCCGGCCAATACCTTGATCTGTTCTGCTGCTTTTGTTTCTGCCATCTTTCTCTTCCTCCTTATTTGTTGAGATATTCCTCACTGCAATACCCGGTTAAATCTCCATAGGCCACATATAACCACTTCACACCATTCACCATTGTATAGTATCCGTAGTTATTCACCTGATCTCCTTTATCCATTACAGTGATCACATTATCAGCCTTCAGCACACCTGGTTTTGCTCTCAGGTTGAGGTTGGCTGTTGTTGTATATGTTCCTGCCAGGGCCTTATCTTTACTCTTTGCAGCCACCGGCTTCAGAGATGCATTGCCGGATCCCACTTCCTTATTGGCCACATAGGTATAGTATTTCCCTGATCTGTTGCTTGTGTAAGCATAGCCACATTCAGCTCCCGGCCATACGATTTTGAGCCATCCATTGCTGAGTTTCTCCAATACCTCCACAGAGGCTCCTTTGGTCACTCCACCAATGGACTTGCTGCCGGTGTCACTTCCTGCCCTCACATGCATATTTGTTTTGGCTGTGGCGGTGCCTATTCCCTTGCCTACATAGTTTTTATTGCCTTCATTGGAAGAAGCCCCTCCCTGGCCACCTGAGGAGCTTGCAGAGGCCTTTGATCCATTGCTCAGAGCCATCACCACATGAGAGCTTTCCTTCAGGTATATGCCACCTCTTTTTGCATAGGCATCCGATGTGAGGTGTGCTGCATCTGTATATGCCTTGAATTTTCCGGTGCCTACCAGGATACTCTTCATATTCCCGGTGTATCCGGTGGCCGCAATGGATAACCCTGCCAGGATGTAACAACTCAGCACCAATGAGGAGCAATCAAAATCACCTTTTGCCCCTGCTACCTTCCGGCCATTGTTGATGATAGAGTTGTATCCCTTCCATCTATTTGGCTGAGAATATCCAAAATCTGCATCTGCACAGATCTGCTCCATAAATGTGGCTGCCTTTTCTGCCAGGGCATCATCCAGGCATTCCAGGTACACATTCCATGGCTTGTTGTACCAACTTCTTGTGCAGATCTCTTTTCCGGTCTGATCTCCGGCTGTTTTCCCCTGGATTGTGCCATTTTCATCAATGCTTGCATGACCAATCAATACTGCCATCTGTGTTCCCTCCTTCTTTTCTTCGTACTGCTTCACTTCTGCATACACTGCATCTCTCCTGGCTGTGTATTTTCTAAACACACGATCCACTTTGGCTGCAATATACAGTGCATCCAGGTTCTTTCCACTGGCCGCCTGAATGATCCTTTTGGAGGCTCCTGCTCCTCCTTGGTTCTCAATATCGGCCATAAAGATGATTGCTGCCGGATCCGTCACTCCCAAATTCTTGATATGGGTGCAATATCCGGTTATATCAGCCAGGGCCAAAGCATCCTGGGCCTTCTTTCCTTCCTCAGTGCTCAATGTATGGGAAATTCGGGCTGATTCTGCCTCTGTGACCTTCCTCTTTGCCCAGGAGGTGCCTTTTGCGGTAATCTCTGCATAAAGTTCCGCTCCCAAAATTGATGTGCTCTGTGAGGCTCCCAGTGCCTTGCAGATGGTTCTCATCAGATTCAATGCCCGGTTGCCATGCCACTGCACTTTTCCCACTGAAATAGCTCCATTATCATCACGGTTCACAGAGCCATAATTCCCTTCATGGGAGAAAATGATTTTTGCTGCAATCTCAGCTATCTGTGCCAGGTTCATCCTCTTCCTCCTTTGCTCCGCAGATCTCCGGCCATCTTTCCTGGATCTTGTCATACAAAACAACTCCAATCAGTATCACCGGGCAGGCAGGCCACAGCACTGCCATCAATATGCTTACAAGAAAGAGCACAGCAATGGCCAGGAGGCCTGATGCTGCACTTTCAGGATATTCCATACCCATCATCCGCTCCTCCTCGTTACATTTACCCCATGCATGGATCAACAACACCATCATGGATACAAACACGATTGCCGCCACTACCACATAGGCAATGGCCAATGCTCCCCACATGATTACTCCCCTTTGCTGTTATTCATAGCGAACACAGCAGCCTCAATCAATTTATCAAGCTGATCATCAGAGATGGAGATATTCTTTGCTGTGAGGATCTCCTTCAGGAATTTGGTTACAATGGCCTTTTTCTCTTTTCCGGCCCCGGATTCTTTTGTGGTCTGCTCTAAGGCTGCCACTGCTACATCCACCCACTTCATCAATCCTTTGAGCTTGGAGTGCTCAATGGCCTGCTTGATGAATGGGATCCCATATCTCACAAAGGCGGTGATCACGATAATCACCAATAATTTGATAATGTTGAATAATAAATCATCCATCTTTCTTTTCCTCCTTATCCTTTGGCCTCTTCCGAGGCTGTTTCTGAGGGCTCTGTGCCCCCTTTCTGGGATTTCATGGCCATATCATGCACAATTCCTCCCTTGGTGTTTTCTTTGGCCGATTTCGCTGAATATGCACAGTAGGATATTACTTCTCCCACTGTTGCCCCGATCAGGCTATACAATGCGGACAGATCCGCAAAGTGCCACATAGCTGCCATGGAATAGATCTGTACCACTGTGCAGGATGCAAATATGTAGGACATAGCTATTTTCCCGGTGCTTGGCCACTTTTTTCTTGGCCAGTACACCTCTTTTTCTCTTTTCAGTTCATCTCTCAGGAGCTTTTTCTCTCCGGCCCTTCGGATCTTTCGGAGTTTTGCTTCATGCTCCCTCTGTTCCTTCTTCGTCAACATGGCCACCTCCTACAAAAAATCGTTTTCTGCCATGGCTTTCTTGAATATCGCCATGATGTACTCATATTCCATCTCATACACTCCATTGGGTTCTTTGGTGATCTCAATAATGGCCAGGTACTTCTTATTCTGTTGGGCTATGTGATTGAATTCTGCCTCTGAATGTTTCAGACCTCTCTTGCATTCATTATAAAAACTGAACACTTCTGCCTTGATGGTGTCAGCAGTATCAATGGCTTGCTGCCTCTTGATCTCCTCCTGCTCCTTGCGGATCTCTTCATCATTCTTCTTCAGCTCTTTGATTTCCTCCATAACCTCTGCATTCATCTTCTTGCCAATCCATCTGAATAGGCTGCTCCATGGATTGATCTTGATCTTCGATACTTCAATGAATGTGCTCAGCAGTGCCAGTGCACCGGCTATCCATCCAATTATTGCTCCAATACTCATCTTCGTTCTCCTTCCTGGTGTTTTGTTGGCCGATCCACAGAAAGGAAAGTGCAGCCCCGGCATGGTTGCTGACTGCATGGGATGTGATAATTCACACATTCTCCACACTTGCCATACCATTTGCATACCTTGCTGCACTTCTCCAAAGATCTCTTGCAATACTTTATTGCCTCATGTGAGCACACAAAATTATTCTGTTTCATTCATCTCATCCAACATGGCCTGAAGCTCATTCTTTCTCTTTGCCCACTCTTCAGATTTTGCAATTTCTTCGGCATACTCTTCCTTGGTAGCTCTGCCCATTGCAATCTTCGTTCCAATGTAGTCATGGCTTCTCATAAGCTGATCCAGTGCTCTGATTTCTCCCTCGATCTGTTCTCTTGTCATTGTTGTGTTGCTCATGTTCTTTTCCTCCTTTTAGGCTGCTTGTGGTATATATACCCAATTCTCTATGAATAACCTATTAAATAAGGCATCCATGTTCCTGATGGTTTTGTATGCATCCTTTTGTGATGCATAACCTCTCCATGAGTTATATGCCTCTCTGATCTCTGCAAAGCTCATTTCACCTTGCTCATTCAGTTTGGCAAATTTCTTCAGTTTTCTCCTCTCCCTGGTCACTGATTCCCGGCAAATTCTTTTCACAACTTTGCCGGTATCGGTGAGGATGAAATGGGTTTTGAGGAATGTGAATCCTCTGCTGAGTTTCACAATCTTAGTTTTCTTCTCATTGAGCCTGATGCCCAATGATGCATATATTCCTTTGATCTCTTCCAGTATTTCCTTCAGTTTTTCCTTATCCGGGTGAATGATAAATGAATCATCCATATATCTCACATATGGCCGGATCCGTAGCTTCTCCTTGATGTAGTGATCAACTTTATCAGGATAAGATACTGCACAAATTTGGCATATCTCACTTCCTAATCCCAGGCCCTTGGCATATTCATCACCATATTCCATGGCAATATCCTTGTATTTCTTCACTTCTACCATCTTTGCATCCGCAAAGGCATCAATAAAGCTCTCTGTGAGCCGGATGATTTTCTCATCTGTGAATTTTTCCCGGATCAGTTGTTTCATAGGCTCATGTGGTATACTGCCAAAATAGTCCTTTAGATCAATTTGGAGAATATATCCCTCGTTTCCATGCTCTCGGTAATATTCCCGGAGAAATAGAGTTGTTCTATCAATAGCATGGCTCACTCCCATACCTTTTCGGGATGCTCCATTGTCATAGATCAGGCTGTTGGATAATACCGGCATCAAAGCATTCTGTGAGAGGCTCTTTTGTGGTACTCTTTCTGAAAAATGCACACTTTGAATGTGCCTCAGTTTTCCTCTCTCCATCAAGTCAAAAGCAATGAAGCCTTTTCTCACATCCTTGCCTTCGATCAGTGCATTATGTGTTTTGCATAGGTTTTTACAAAGATCCAGGCCATACCTTTGCACACTTGCCTTCCAGGTCACACCTTTTCGGGCATCTTTGTATGCTCTATATAGGGAGTTGTAGTCTGCTACCCGGTTGAAATCATCATATTGTGATATTTTCTCCCTTCTGTGCTCCTCCCTGGCCGCTTTTCTTCGCTCATACCTTGTCTGCCGCCTTTCTTCGCTTGTCATATATCGTGCTCAATTCCTCCTTGTACAATATTTGTGGTCAGGTAATTGCATAATGTAGTGGGTATGAAATGCGAGCTCTCCACTCATTTTCGCCTCCTTCCCGACTTCGCACCATGCAAGCAGCGTACACCCACTCATATCAAGCATGATCATCTCCATGAGCACCCAGGAGATGATGAGATAATTTACACTTTCGTGAAGGTCATTCACTCCTTCCTCCACCTGATACAGATTTCAGCTTTATGGGCTTACTTTGTCGGATCATATTATGTGGTGAATCAGACCGGCACCCGATTCGCATTGGAGCAGTTGTTGTTGTTGGCATTGCCATTGTTGTTGACATTGCAGGCATTGGTAGAATTGCCGCCATACACAGACAAGAGCCACCAGTTGGCCCGGAGCAAAATTTACAGTGAATAACCTATATTTTTATTTCTTTTTCTGCCTCAATTTCACTCCATCCTTCCAATTCTTCAGCTTTTCCTCTTCTTTCAGCATCAGAGTGAGCAGCTTATCAAATTTATTCCAATCCACCGGGAGAGTGGTGGCAATGTAATTGATGAGATCATAGATATCCCGGAGGGTATTTATTGCCTCCTGAGTTTCATCTTTTCTTGCCTGCACCTTCTCCTCTGTATCGGCCCAAATGGAGTTGGCTTTTCTTATATGGTGATAGAGTTTTTGGCATAGCTTACACATTGGTTTTGCAAATATGTCTCTCCATCCCTTTGGCACCACATTGGTATTCCATACAAGCCTTGTGGCTTCAGCTCTGATTTCCTCTGCTAATTGAAATACTTCCATCTGTGATGGCCCTCTGAGCCTGGCCAGTACACTCATATTCTCACCTCATTTTCTGCATAAAGTATCCCACCCCTGGGATGGGGTGGGATTGTGGTTGATTATTCTGTGATTCGGAAGCAGACCGGCACCCGATTCGCATAGGAGCAGTAGCTGCTGTTGGCACTGCCATTGCCGTTGACAGTGCAGGCAAGGGTAGAAGAGCCGCCACACACAGACAAGAGCCACCAGCCGGCCCGGTCTCCTCCGTCACCGGCCCCTTTGATTCGGTTTCTCCAACTGTTTGCAAAAATAGGATACTGTACTGCATGACCATTTCCAAAGGTTTTTGTGCACCAAACTGTTTGATCCATTACTTCACCCTCTGAGGGAAGCCACAGTTTGCCTAAATCTTGCCATCCCCATGATGTGCTATCGTTGAGTTTTCCTGATGCAGAATATCTCTGCTCAAGCAGAAATCTCTTTTCAGAAATCACTTCTCTCAATTCGCTTGGCAACATAGGGAATAATGTATTATTCAAGAATGCCTTCACTGTCGATTTATTCCATGGATAAGGATCTGTGGATGTTCCATTGTTGTCATTGGAAGTGAACCACTGCACTGTATCCGGGTAACAATCTTTTGAAATCCAATCAATATGGTGCCCCACCATTTGATCTCCGGTTTTGTAATATGTATCCATGCCGGCAATCTGCATTTTCATCAGATGTGCTCCAACATAAATTGGGATATAATCACCAATATGCAGGCCATCAAAGTTCGCTGCTGCAATTCGGGCCTTGATCCATCTCCATGGGTTTGCATATCCTGCAATTTCCTCAGCAAATCTCACAGTGAGATCCACTCCCTGATAGATGTGATCTGCTGCCTCAATAGCATAGTTGGTATGCGTATTCTCATGGTTAATCTCTTTTGCACCATACTCATCACCTTCCTGGGTGTATGGTGTCACATCATTATAGCTGAATGTGCCATCCTCGTTGGCCACTTCTCCAAATTTACGATCAGCGGCAAGCTCGGTATTGATCACATCATCCTTATAATCTGTTTTCAATATTGACATTTCATTTTTCCTCCTATTTCTTGAATGGGAAATACTCTGATCCCAATCTCATTGGCAGTTTCTTATGTTTTGTTTCCACATGAGGAATGCTTGGCATCTCATGTGGATAATATGTGCCACCAAAGCGGATGCCCAATCTGAGAGGCAGCCTGGTTTTTTTCGGTGGAATCCTCGGATTTTTCAGTGCATAATACTGAGCTCCCATCCTATATGGCAATTTCACTGGCCTTGTGTAAAGGTTCCGCATTGCCTCATAGAGCTTCAGGCAGGCCGATTCCAGGCGGTTCAGATCATCAAAGCCAATAAATGCACCATTATCTGAATACACTGTTTTCTGCCCAATCTCGCAACCCACAAAGGCATTGATTGCTTCCAGGTTATCTGCCAGGGTGTTGATTTCATCCGCATAGGGATATTCTTCATAGTTTCGATCCGGCATGGCTCTCACAAATACCGGCCAAAACTGCCGGGCCACCACTCCCAGGAATTCAATATTGTTCTTTATGCGGTTATAGTCCACAATGTTGAAATAATCACCGGCATACTTCCCATTTTCATCCCTTCGGGCTGCCCAATCTGTTTTGGGTTCAATCCATTGCATTATATTTTCCTCCTTGCCACCAATGTTCCGCTCAGGCTTCCTGCAAAATTGAGGCCCACCTCTTCCAATCTCACAATCAGATCTGCCACATACTGGCTTTCCAAATAGGTGAGATCATTGCAATCCAGGATGGGATCTCCTCTGTACTTCAATTCATACTGATTGCCGCCCTTGTAATACTCTCCAACCCATTCCACCAGGGCTCTTGCATCCTCTGCTGAGCTGATCAGCGGATTATTCCATGTTTGGATGCTGCCGGTGTTGTTGAGCTTCGTCACCTCGTTGGAGGTGCTGATATTGTACTCATAGCCTCTCACTGTGAGCACAATCTTTGTATCCTGGGCCGGAGGTTTTGTGATTCGGATCCGGCACCAATATGAGCTGCTTTCAGTGATCTGAGCTCCAAAATCCTGAGCTACATCATCAATGAGGCACACCACAGAGAGCCCATGCACAGCATTGCCAAAATCAATCTCAAATTCTGCCTCCTGGCCTGCTGCCAACACTGTTTCATCACTTGTGAGATCCTTCAGCTCCGTACCTTTTGCATAGATGGTGCGGATCAGCCTCAGCTCCTTCACCTTCTCCAATTTGGTTCCATTCGGTGTGGCTGTTAGATCGTCATATGTGATCTCATAATCTGTTTCCTCACCAAATACGATCCTCTTCAGATGGATTCTGTTGTTGGGTTTCGCTTTTGTGAATTCAATGGTGATCTTGTCGGTGTCTATAAAATCATAGCTCACCACTGTTCGCTCTGTGATGCTCTTGCTCTTGAAGCTCTTCAGCTTCTTTCCGTTGTTGTATGTGGTGATCACAAACTCCACTGGCTGAATGCTTCCAAAAAGCAGGGTTAAATTGTAAAAGGTATATGCACTCTCCATGCTCAGGGTGATGATCGGGTTTTCTTCAAAATATCCCTCTTCATCACTGATGGATTCACTCACATACCCCACTTGCATATAGTTGCTGCCTCTCGGCATGAAATATTGGCCACCGCCCACCTGGGCATAGTCCTTTTCAAATGCCGCATACTCAGAATATGTTTCCTCCTGAAGGAGGCACTGCACATCCCCATATTCGGCTGCCTGGTTGGCTTCCACAGCCTTCTCAGGTTCAAATGATGATTTCAGCATGATGAGGCCATCTCTGTTCTGCATCACCACACTTCTGCCTGCATTGGCAATGAGCTGAAGGCATTCCTTGTGCTTCACCATTGGAAGAGGGTTATATACCACCACCTTCTTCAGGTATGGATCAATCCAATATGCATCCTCACTGATCCCTGCATCTGCAAACACATCCACAGCCAAATCATAGAGAGTGATACCTTCGGGCCGGTACTGGCCTCTTTTGTAATCATCCTGCATATATTCAAACAGATCCACTGCACCAAATTTGGCCAGTTTATCATCCGCACTCCACTCCTGCATATACAGTGTGGCACCTTTTACCCACTCAATGCTGCCATCATTCAGGGTGTATCCATAATACACTTCCATCTCCTGCCCGGTTTCCATGTAGTTGATGGCACTATCATCATTATCCACATTGTAATACTTATCCATATTCTCTATGGTTACACTAAAATCAATGCTTGGCAGGCTTTCTGATATTGGTGAGAGGGTGCTCTTCAGCTCCGCACTCACTATCTTCTCATTTTCAAATGTGATGCCGATCCCAAAGGTGATATTGTATATCCTGAATCGGGCAATCCCATTCTTCATCTCTGTTGGTACAATCCGCATAAAGGTTGTATTATTGAATGTTTCCTCTGTTTTGAATGAAGAGGATCCATTCTCATACTCAAATTCTCCCTCATCCGTCTGCACTGTAAACTTCACCGGGTATGCATCCCCAAATTCCAGGGTGAGGCCCTTTATATCCACCGGATCCGCTGTGTTAAATTCAATCAGCACAGCAGGCTGCCCTCCCTGGCCGCACAGCTCCTCTGTGATGATGCCGGAGTTGTAAAAACTCTTTCCTGAGCCCTCCCTTGGTAGGAAGTACATACTCCGATCCACCTTGGAAAAATTATTCTCAAAGGTGGCATACACTCTGCTCACAGATTCGCTGCTCAGCGGTTTGATCAGGTCTGAAAAATAGGTGAAGCCTCCTCTCTGCACTTCTGCTGCTGTTTGAGCCGCCTGGTTGATCAGGCCCAGGCTTATTCTCATATATGATTTATTCCTGGCCGCCTGCTTCATGGCCGCCTTGTATTCGCTGCTCACATACTGCATCTTTCCTCACCTACATTTCAATAAAATTGAGGGTAAAATCTTTATACACCGGCACCCCATCCACATATGTGTATATAGGTGTTTTTCTATCACCGGCATACATTTCAAGTTCTCCCTCTTCGTTCTGCACCGGGATGAAAAACTTCACACTGAGCCCAAACTTCTTTTTGATAGCTCTCCTGATGGCCATATAATCATCCGGCCTCAGAATTGCCCATTTGCACTCTATTTTGTGAACATCCTCCCGGATTATCTGAGATACCATTTTGCCATTGGCATTTCTCTCACTCTCTGAAATATCATAGTCTGAGATTGTCATTTCTGAAGGATCGGGGAGGGATACTCCACCGACAATCAGAATATTGTTATATTTTCCTGCCATGTTTCTCCCTCCTTATGCATTGGCCATCTGATAGCCTTTTCTCCTTCTAAATTTATCCGTTTGCTCCACAAGTGTCTTGCTGTCAAGTTTCACAACTGTGTGAATGGTCTGCCATTCATCACCGCCATCCATTTCTCCAACAATAGCCTGAAGGTTCACAGATATGATCTCTCCAATTCTTGCTGCAATTTTATCCATCCATCCAGTGTTGTTCTCCAAAGGCACTACAGCCTCCTGGCCGGCTTCACCGATCATGGCTACTGTTGCCTGGTCAACCACACCACCGGTTGCAAGTCTTGGTATGGAAATGGTGCTGATTGTTGGTATGTTGAATCCAAAGGTTTTGCCTCCGATCTCCGGCACCCAATCCGGCACATCAAAGCTCAGGTTGTTCAATGCCTTGATCATGCTGTTGATACCTTTGATCACTGCATTGGCCATGCTCTCTATGCCGCCAATAATGGAGTTGATCACCCCTTTTATGGAGCTCCAAATTCCGTTGAAGATATTCACCACAGTGGTTTTCATATTATTCCACATATTGCTCCAATTTGTTTTGATGCTGCTCAGAGCTGTGCTGATTCCGGTTTGAATGGATCCCATCACTGTGGAAATGGTACTTTTCACACTGTTGATGATGGTGGTCACAGTGGTTTTTATGCTGTTCCACACTGTGCTGAATGTTGTTTTTATTCCATTCAATACAGTGCTGATAGTAGTGCTCACAGCATTGATCACTGTGGAAATGGTTGATTTTATGCTGTTGATGATAGTTGTTACTGTTGTTTTGATGCTGTTCCAAATTGTACTGAATGTGGTTTTGATCGTATTCAGCACAGTGCTGATGATCGTGCTGATTGTGTTGATCACTGTGCTGATCGTGCTCTTAATGGCATTCCACACAGTGTTGACAGTGGTTTTGATTGAATTCCATATTGTGCTGAAAATCGTCTTGATGGTATTTAAAGCAGTGCTAATCACTGAAGATACCACTCCGATTGCCGCTGATACTATGGATTTGATCGCATTCCACACAGCACTCACAATGCTCTTTATTGCTTCCCAAATGCCTGAGAAGAAGGTTTTTATGCCTTCCCATGCTCTCTCCCAATCACCGGTGAAAACTCCGGCTATGAAGTCGATTAGGCCACCCAGGGCATCAAAAACACTGCCCACCACATCCGCAATCACTCCGGCCACTGTGAGGAATACACTTCCCACTTTATCCAAAGCCGCTGCAATGTATGGTGCTATATTGGCAATAAACCAGTTTATAAAAGGCACCAGGGTTTGCTCCCAAATATCTTTTACCGCATCAGCTATCTTGCCAATGAGTTCCAGGCCCTTGTTGATTGCAGGCTGAATATGCTCATCAATGAGCGGCCCAACCTTCTGCTGAAGCCCTTCCAATACTGGGAGAATATACGTGTTGTAGGCATCCAGTATTGTGCCGGTGATGCTACTGAGGCCTTCTGCCAGTGAGTTGAACATTGGTGCCAGGTGTTCATCATAGATCTCTCCGGCTTTTCCAACTGTATCATCCACCACTTGCTTGATATTTCCCAGGGCTCCGGCTGCTACACCTAAAAGCCCATCAATGGCTGTTTTAAAACTTCCCTGGTTATCAATGAATGGCCTTGTTAAGCAATCCAGCACATCCCTTCCTAACTTCGCTGAGAGTTCATATGCCCCCATAGCTGCATCAGAAAAGATGCCAATGATGTTTGCTGTTATTTGCTGCCCATTCTCTCCCCCAAATACTGAGAAGATATTGGCTGCCGCCTGGGCAAAATTTCCTTGAATCGTGGCTATGTCTGAGCCTATATCAAACACATTTACAATGAATTGCTTGATCCGGCCCTGATTATCTGCCAGGTACTTATCAATTCCACCCAATAGATTTGTTGCCATTGTGATGCCCACACTGGCCACCGCTCCTGCCTGCTGCCCCAACGAATATGCCAGGGTGTTGGCAAAATTATTGGCCGCCTGAAGCACCTCCGGTGCTGTGAAGATATTCTTTAGGCTTGTTTTAATGCCATCCACAGCTTTTGTGATGCCGCTCAGATCTACATCACCCAGGCCGGCCTTGAATCCTGCCTTGAAAATATCCTGCAATTCCTTCAGCTTTGTGATCAGTTTATCTAATGCAGGATTTAGGGTATCATCTGTTTCTGTGGCTGCATCCACAATATTCTCACTCAGGCCACCGCCTGAAGCACCGCCTCCGCTGCCGGATCCTCCTGAATTACTTCCCTCATTTTTTGTGAGAGAGTGCACCTCATCCATTGACAGAAGGCCGCCATACTCCTTTGCTGCCTTCTTTGCTGATTGCCCGGCTGCATCTGTCGCATCTCCAACATCACCCATGGAGCTTGCTGCTGAATCTGCTGCATCTCCAATGCCGCTCACTGTTGTGGTTGTTTGGGTGTTCTTCCCGGTTATCTTGGCAATGAAATTGCTGAAGGCATCTGTTACTGTCAGGATCTTTGCCAATAACTGATTGAGCACTTTGATCACCGGTGTGAGCACTGCAATGAGGCCTTGCCCAATAGCTGCCTTCAGAGCATTGAATCTCTCTGTGAGCACTCTCACCTGGTTTGCCCAACTATCTGAAGTTCTTGCAAAATCTCCCTGAGCATCTGCTGTTGCCTGCATCAGGTAATTATACCGGAGCATTGCCTGCTCTTGCTGTGTCATGGCATTGTATGCCTTGGTTATTCCCTGGCTGAGTGCAAAGGCCTCTAAATTGGCCACACTCATATTGATGCCCAACTGCTTCAGCGGTTCTGTTTCCCCGGAGATCCCGGATCTGATTTTCTCAAATGCGGTTTCTGAATCCAGGTTATAAAATGAAGCCATATCTGCTGCCAATCCGGTCATTTCCATTGACATATCAGCAGCTGCCTGGGTTGTGAATCCCATGGATTTCAACATGGCTCCCATTGTTGATGTGTACCTTTTGGCACTCGTTTCACTGAGGCCAAATTCTTCCAATGCATCCCTCGCAAATCGGTTTATGGTTTCCGACATTGCCCCAAAGGTGACATCCACCACATTCTGCACTTCGGCCAGGTCTGATCCTAACTCAATGCAGCTCTTTCCAAAGCTGATGATTGCAGTTACGGAAAGAGCCAGGCCCACCGCTTTTCCAATCTTGCTGAATGCATTTTTTATTTTGTTCGTTTGGGCTTCCACTGCACTTGTGGCTGATTTCGTCTGCTGCTGCACCTTCTTCAGCTCTTCATAATAGGCTTTAGTTTGGGCCTCTATGATTACTTGCAGCTTCTCCAACGTCATTCCTTCCACTGCTTTCACCTCGCTCCTTGGCCATTCTCATGGCCATGTTGTGCCTAAAGATGAAATCATCCATTCTTGCCTTGTGAAGTTCCATCTCCGGGCTGAGTTTGTGCTCATCCCCTTCTGCTTCCTGCTTGGTGAAATTTGTGTTTTCTACTGTTCCAAATAATTCCGGGTAATACTCTTTTGGCAGTTTGATTTGCACATTGTGATCCATCATCCTGCCCACGATATTCCCGATCTGAAGAGCCTGATTGAATAAAACCATGATCTCATCCTTCAGCATTGCCTCTCGTTGCTTTGATTTTCTCTCTTCTCTCCTGGCATAACTTTCAAGCATATCATTGATCTCTGCAATACTCAGCTCCCAAAACAGAGAAGGGCTATACCCGGCATCTAAAAACACCGGATACAGCCCATATATAATCTCCGTTACTGTTTCAGCCTCTTTTAGAGGGCTTCCTCCTTCGCTTCCTGAAGTGCTCCACTCATCTGATTGCTCAGATTTACGGAGAAAAAACCGCTCACTGTGAAGATCTCCATGTAAACTGTCATATAAAACGACAACTGAGAGCCTCCTTCCTCAACATATTTTGAGAAAAGGCTCTGTACTTCATTCTTGGTGATTCCATGCTGCCAATCCTTCATGGCCGCATGAGCAACATCCAACATCACAGAAAGGGCAGGCATTCCACCCTGACCTGATCCCATAATATTCATCAGGTTTGTTTTATACTTCTGCTCCAATTCCACGATTGCCGGAGTTCTCAGCTTCAGTTTATAGGTTTTACCACCTACTTCCCAAAGTGCAAAAGGTTTTCTTTTCGGAGTTGCCTCTTCAGGTGCCTCATCCTGGGCCTCTGCCTCCTGCTGTTCCTGCTTCTCTTCAATGTTTGCTGCTTCTACTGCTGCCGCTTCCATGGCTGCATCTTTCTTGTCGAAAAATCCCATATTCTTATCCTCCTATTTATTTATTTGTTGGTTTTAGGCTGCCGGATCTGTTACTGTGATTTCACTCTGAAGAGCCATATTGAGATCCCACTCCATAACTCCATTCACACCGCCGCCGGATCTCTTCACAGATACCTGAGCATCATACTCATACTTTGTGCCATCCGGGAGTGTTTCGCAGAAAGAGAGCACCTCTTTTGTTGCTGCTGCCAATCTCATCACTCTATATGGAGAGGTTTCAGAGGTGTTCTCATACTTGAATTTGTATGTAAGATCTCCGGCATCTCCAATACCAAATTCATACTGCTTTACCTTATCGGCCAGGCCAGTATTTTCAACCTTCTCAGGATCATCACCTAATTCAGGGATTTCCTTCAGGCCGGTGAGGTCGGTATAATCTTCACCGGCACCTTTTTTCTTGTAACCCAATTTTGCACCATTCGCTAACATATTGCATTTCCTCCTTGTTTCTTAGTTGTAAACCATCTCTGTATCCACATCAATGATGCCCTCATATCGCATCACTTTATGTTTCATGCCGGATGGATCCGCAACATCACCACACGCACTCCTTCTGAGGCCCAGGGCAGAGATTGCCTTGTCAACCTCCAATGCTGTGATTGATGTGCTGTCATTGTTCCAAATATCTACTCTGTAAAGAAGATGAGCTTTGCTTTCTTTTCCATCTACCCACTCAACCACTGAATTATCCTCCTCAGTGTACTGGATGGCCGGGAGCTTCCCCCAATCCTTTGGGTATCCATCACTCACATTCTCTGTGATGCCTTTGATGGCATCATATACCTGATCTTTTACATTGATCATGTGCTTCCACCTACCTTCTTGATGCCTGCCTGCAAATCTGCTGCAATGCCTGCCACAACGTGCTTCTCCATTGTTTTCAGGGCCGGATACATAAAAGGCTGAGCCGGTTGGCCATCTGTGTAGTAAAAGGTTTGCTCTCCATTGCTGCTCTCAGGCCAATGATATTTTTCTGCATCTGAAGTATCCACTGTATCACCAGGGAACCACCATGGATCCTGCCGATATACAACCGGCACATTCGGGGATACCCCTGCATGGCTTTCCTCTCCTGCCGGGCCGGTTCCAAATTCCACATATATTGCATAGTCTGCATTGGTATATACGCAACCTATTATTGCGCCGGCATCCTGCTCAACCTTCGTGTGAATGCTTCCCTTCAGCTCTCCATGGTTTGCTGGGCACAGCTTCACAGCCACACCTCTCACCCTCTCTGCCTGCTTTTTCATAGCTTTGACCGCAATCGGATCCATGGAGCCCAATTCATTGAATTTTCTCATCAAGCTCTGCACACCATTTACTGCCATTATATTTTCTCCAATTCTATCCTCTTAGGGTTGTATTCCGGCTGAATTGAGATGATCTTATAATCAGGCTTTTCATCCAGGCCAACAAAAACACAGATGCCATCACCCTCTTGCATGGCTTCAGTGCCCCCATACTCCATATTTTTGATATATGAGAGCCTCTCACCATACATTTCGGCCTGCACCCGGCCTCCTGCCGGCCAAATTATTGCCTCAATCTCAACTGCTTCAGCATATGCATCAATAGATCCCCCCTCAGAGTTCTTCTGTGGAGTTCTCCTCTTCAGGTGATACTTCTTCATCTGACTTCTTCTCATACGCATGGCCGCACACCCTTCCCAATCTGTATCTTTTAATGGTTTCATCAATCTCCTTCGGGATCTCTGCAAAAGCGGAAGAGATGCCTCCCTCACTCCTGCTTGTTTCTCCCTGCATTCCCAGGCGGTTATAGGCAACAATGGCCCAATCTCTCACCGCAGGCTTCAGCGGATAGATGATTTTGCTTCTATTGGCCAAAGAGAGCACTTTGTCCTCTGCCATAGTCAGCAAAAGGGAGAGCAATTCTTCATCACTCTCCCCAGTTATTTTTTTGAGCATTTCCACATCTGTCATGCTGTCACCTCCCAAAAGGTTAGTGATTCATAATCATTGCCACCAGTGTATCCTTGGTCATGTTACCATATCCCTGGATTCCTTCTGCCTTAGCAATCTTTCTGAGCTCATCAACCTTTTTTGCCTCTAAGGCTGCCAATTTTTCCTCTTCAGGCAGATTCTTCCACTTGTCACCCTGGCCATTCTGCTGCTGAGCCTTCTCAGGATCGTTGCCCTGGCCATTTTCATTGGTTCCCTGCTGCTGATTGGTTCCTTCAGGATTGCCTCCCTGAGTGCCCTCAGGATCCGTTTTCTGCCCTCCGTTGATATTTTCCTCATCCTTGTTTGTTTCCGGCTGTTTCTGAGCCATTCCGGCTGCTGTTTCCAGTTCTTCCTTGGTGGCTGCCACAGCATAATTCTTTGTATCTTTGGTGCACACCTTGATCACATCACTGTTGTGGCATTCCTGGATCTGCATATTATTTCTGTTTAAGATGAACATTATTGGCTCCTCCCTTCAATTATGATTTGTTTGCGGTTAATACAGATAAGCACTTAGGCTGAACAACTTTGCCGCCATATACATGGAGGCCCTTCACAGCATCAGAGAATCTCTTCTCAGGTCTGTATGCCTCTGTTTTGAGGATCTGCTCTGCAAAGGAAGCAGCCTCATTTGTGCCGGCAATGATCTTGTATTTAGCTCCACCGGTGTTCGGCACGTTGTTGGAGAGCCAAATCTTGAATCCTGCTGCTACACCTACCTCGCCGCCTTCAATGAGGGCCTTGTTGTAGTCAGTACCATTGCCCACAAATCTGTTATCTTTGAGCAGAAGGCCATGATACCATGCAGGCACTACCACCCATCTGCCTTCAGTAGGCACATTCTTCTCTGTGAGGTCAGTGCCTAAATCAACCAGGAGATCATATGCTGTGTCCTTGGTCGGTACAATCGGAGCATCATCTGTGCCCAAATTGTTGCCATTGTTCTGAGCCGCCAAATACATGAGGTTGGCAAGAAATGTATCTGTTACATCATTCATGCCATATGCAGCTCTCTGCATGGCCTTATCCATGAGCTTAGGGTTTACCTGGGCAGCATCCACATCATCAATGGCAAAGTTGAAGTATTTTGCCTGATCAATGGTGAGGGTTGTCTGCTCTCCGCTCAAATCTTCAGGATCAGCAATATCTTTTCCTTTCTGATAGTCTTTAATGGTAACATCACCGATCTGATTGATCTTTACAGTATCACCATAGTTTCTGATCTCGCCCTCATAATCTCTGTTTACCAGGGCGGCATAAACGTGTTTCTTATCAAGGTGTGCCAATAATCTTGCACTCCAAATTGTAGGGATAAAATTTGCAACTGACATTTATTTTCCTCCTTTTCTTTTCCCTATTTTGCAGCCTTCATGGATGCCTGCACCGCATCCCAATTTGCATTGATCTGCTCAGGTGTCATGGCTTTGATCTGTTCCATGGTATATGTTGCTGCCGGATTGTCCGCTTTCTTCGGTGGTTTGCCACCGGCCAGGCGATCATTCACCGCCTTCTCCACTGCTTCCTGGAATGCTTTTCCAACTGCATCCATTGATGCAGTGCATTCCTCTGCACTGGAATAATTGAGCACAGATGCCAATGAAATAGGCAGCCCCTTCTCCGCAAGCTGCTCCTTGGCTGTTGCCATGAGTTCTCTCTTGGTGATTGCTGCCTCTCTGTCGGCCAATTCCTTGGCCTGCTTCTCTCTCTCATACTGTGCTTTCTGTTCAGCATTCATCTTGGCCATCTTCTCTGCTTCGGTTCTTGCCTCCTGCATCTTGGCCTCAATTTCTGCCTGATTCTTCGGATCCTTTAAGAAATCATCAAAACTCTGAGGAGCTGCTGCACCGCCCTCACCTCCGGCTGCTGCACCTTCGGATCCTGCTGCCGCTGTGCCTTCTCCGGTGCCTTCGCCATCTCCTGAGGTTCCTCCACCTCCGGCTCCACCGCCTGCACCATCTGCTGCAAAATGCTGCAAATTCATGGGTATCTTGCATCTTGCTCTTCCAAATACGTTGCTTACACCATAATGATTGTTCATGTACTTCATTGTTTACCTCCTATATGCCCCTGCATTGCCCTCTCAGGCCCCACAGATTCACTCTCTTGGTTTTATTTGCCCACCTCTTATTTTAGGCCCTCAGTGGCTCCGGGCCGGCTTTCTAACCCTCAGCCAGGGAGATCAAAGGATCACCGCCTTCCTATGCCACAACTTCCCAATCTTCAGCAAGGCAATCTCCAATGGAAGGCACCCACATAGAATGTGATCCATCAACATTCTTGATCTGAAGATATGGATTGCACACAAATGGATCCCCTTCATTCAGGCCCCATGCTTCTGCTGTCTGCTTGTTGCATGGAATCCCCTGGGGATAGCCTTTTTGGTACACAACAAACATCCCTTTGCCATTCCATCCGGCTCTTGCCACTTTCTTCCCTGCCTTCAGGGATTCCAATGCTTCACCAAAATTCATGCTCTGATCCTCCTCTCTAAAAATTTGCATATAAAAAGAGCCATGCATCTCTGCATAGCTCTCTGCTGCCTGAAATTATTTATTTTTCTTCACTTCTTCTATGGCCTCAATCTCACTCTCTCTGAATTCTGTGAGACCTCCACCAAACTCAATGGCCAACTCATTCTCTCCTGAATCACTTTCTGATGCCGGTGTGATCATGGCCACCTTGCCATGCCATACCTTGCCATCAATATCTGTGAGCTCTATTTTCTTTCCCAAATATTCCTGCTTTATCATTTTGATCCTCCTGCCGGTACGATATGCACACCATCCTTTGAGTAGTGTATCATAAAGCTCTTTGTTGGCACTTCGTTTCCTTCCAAATCCTTGCACACACCAATCTGCTCCTGGGTTGTGATCCTCTCTTTGCCGGTATATTTACCATTGCGATCCCGGATGATCTTTCCGGTGCCTGCATATTGGTTTACAAGCTCCTGGGCCTGCTGCTCAGTGATCGTGAGATAGCTCCGGCCCTCTTTATAGTTATTGTGGCCAGGTATGTGCTTTCCCTGCTTCCCGGAGTGGATGGTTTTGTTGGTGCTGTCGGATCTGATTTTCTCCTTCAGCTTGGTATCTCTGTACCTGGTATGAATGCTTTCCCACTCCTCAGGCTTATTATACTTCATTTCCTGGAAATCAGCAAGGCTCTTGCCTGCCTTCTTTCCGATCACTTCTCTGTATCTCTCATATTGCTTTTTATCAGAGGAGCGGTTCTTGATCATTTTCTCAGCAGCCAGTGCTTTTGGGTTGTTGGCCACATTCTGCTTGTACCATTTCTGATAATTCATATCAGCAGGCACAAATTCATTCTTCCCGGTTTCGGGATTTCGGGCTCTTCTCTTCAATCCTTCCACAATATCATCATCCAGGTGAATGATTGTGGTGGATCTGCAAAATGGATGCATTGGATTCATATTCTTGCCCGGCATAGCATCCTTCACCAGGAACACCTTGCCATCCAATGATCTGCATATCTCAGAGGTTCTCAAATCCAGGACAGCCACAAATTCATATTTCTCAGCATCACACTCATCATATGCTTCCATCTGCATCTGCCCATTCACAAAGTTGCTCTCTGTTCTCACCAATCTCCGGGCCTCAAATGCACCAGTGGCATATTTGTTGGCAATCTCCCTGGCCATTTCTTCCTGCCTCTTTCCGGTGAGGAGCCCAATGATCATCTGCTCCTTCACTTCCTTGGCAAGGCCCTGGGTGTTGTTCCATATTCTTGTGGAATAGTTTGCACCGCTCCACTCTGATCCCAGGATCAGGGCCACTGCTTTTGGATCTACCGCAGAAAAACTGAATTGAAAACCAACCTGCCTCTGCACATTGTAGATCTCCCGGTAATAGGAATTTGTGGCCAGGTCAACATAGTGTGAGGTTGTAACTTGCTTCTCCTGCTCAAATACTTGCTGCATCATCCGATCAATTTCGGCTTGAAGCTGTTCCAACCTCTCAATCCTGGCCCGATATGCACCGCTTTCCATTTCTGCCAGGAGAGCAGCATTCTTTGGATCCTTGGCCAGGGCTTCCTTCAGCTCTGCTATGTCGGTGCTGTTCTTCAGGCTGTTCAATAACTCCCTGGCCTCTTTATCTGTCAAATTATGCTTATCTATGAATTTTTCATAGATTTCATCCATCTCATAGCTGAGATGCCTTGATGCCTTGGCATATATATCTGCAAGCTCCTGGGATACTGCCTCAGCATCTTCCATGTACTCATACATCATCTGAGCCTGCCGGTTCTCCCAATAGCCCATTTATATCACTCCTTGGCTTTCTTGCCTGCTTCCGGTTTCTTATCATCCGGCTCTTCATCATCAGGATCATCCACTGCCGGATCTTCATCTTCTTCATCATCAAATTCCGGTGGTGTGTTTTGGCCCTGAGAGAAAAGCTCCTGCTGCCGCTTCACTTCTTCATCCTTTTCTTTCTGCACTTCCTCAATCTCATAATCAGGATCTTCCACGAATGGGAGCAGTTTCAGCAGCGTTTTTGCAGAAACATTATTCTGAAGGTTGGCCACAATCTGAGCCAATTCCTGAAGATTTTTAGGAAGGGCTCTGCTGAATGTTGCCATGATACTTCCTGCTTCCAGGAGTATTGCCTTCATTCCCAGGAAATTGCAATACAAGCGGATTCTCTTTCTGAGGCCCTTCTTGTAATTCCTTTCTTTCACTTTTGTGATCATTTCCAGGCCCAGGAGTTTGTACTCCATGGCCACACCGCTCACATTGCCTGCAAAGTTCTCATCCATGAAGTTTGGCACATGGGAAAAATTATATATATCCTCTTTGAGAGCTTTCCTCAACACCTCGGCTCCATTCTCATCCATCTGCCGGGTCAAATACTCAGCCTTGGCATCCAGTGGCAGTTCCAAAAGTTTCTCTTTTCTGAGCTGCTTCACCGCTTCGCTCGTTTCCTCTTCATCATCACCCATCAGGGCTCCATATAATACAAGCACTGCATCAATGAATTGCTCTTTATCATTGATTCTGTCACTCATAAGAATATTATAGGCATCAATGAGTGGAATCTGCTGCTCAAAATCACCAATGCCCTCCTTGTTGTTCAAATACTCAATGATCTGAGGTTCTCCAAAGAAGTGCTCCACCGGTTCCTCTGTCACCGGCCATGGTTCCTGGTGTTTTGGTAGCTGCCCATTCGCATCTGCTCCTGATGTTTCAATGTTGATCACATATGTATAGTGTGCGGTGCTCACTGTGGCCACATAAGTATACGAATTTTCCACAGAGTTCTTTTTCTTGTAGTAGTACACTCCACAAAGCTCATTCTCCTCAATGGAATCATCCACAACAATGAATGTGGATAATGGGGAAATGTTCTTTGAGGTGGGGGTTGCTTCCCCTTCTTTCGCATACACATATTCATATCCCACACCATAGATACTCATATCCAGGGCATTGTCTGCATCCACATCATCCACATTTGCCTCATCAAAAGCTGTGAGCAACGGATCAATATCCTGATCACCGCTGTTTGAGTATGTGATGGGATTGCCCATGAAGTATCCGGTGGCTGTGTCTGAAATATCTTTCGCATGATTACACACAACTCTTGCATTCGGTGCATCATTCTCCCTGGTTCTTCCTTCTATGGCATGGTGGCCATCATAATACTGCTTATTCTTCAGCATTCGGCCAACCATTCCCTCATGTTTTCTCACCAAATCCAGGATGATGCCTTTATCCAGGTTTTTCTCATCAAATTTGCTTGCCGGATATGCAAATCTAAACAATTTTATCTCCTCCTTACCTCAGGCCTCTCTTCACTTTGTTCCTGATCTTGGCCTTCTTGTTGATCATCTCATCCTCTAACCCATATCGCACAGCATCAATGCTGTGGTTGTCCTTATCGGGATATGAGCCTTTGAAATTGCCATTTTTATCTCTTTCTAACTCATAGGAAGAGAATTCCCTGGCTGCATTCGGGCATCTCACCGGATCAATGATGATCTCATCAATATCATCCGACAAATAAGCCACTCCAAAATCCACTGATCCTGGCCCCTTCTTTGCCGGGTACACCCTCAGGCCATACTCATTGAATGATGCAATGGATCTCGGCTCCTCGCTGTCGGCTGTGATGATCTTATTATCCGGGTTTACTTTCTTTATCTCTTCCACTGCCTTCCTGGTTTTGAGGTTTACTTGGTACACCTCGGCAAAGATATAGAGCCGCCTCTGCTTTTTATTCAGGTGCATTCTCTCAAATGCCAGTGGATCCGCAGCAAAACCAAAATCCAGGCCTTGCTTGATCTTGTCGAATATTGCAATCTCTGCATCTGCGATTTCTCTCAAAATCACATTATCAAATACCTTGCCACCGGTTCCAATGGCCTCTCCCAGGTATTCATGCCTATATGCAAGCCTCTTCCTCTTTTTCAGCTCCTCGGCCTCAATGAAGAATTGCTCTCCTAACCAACTCCTTGGCACTGTCAAATAGGTGGAGTGACTGCACAATGTATCATCTCTTTGCTGAAGCACATCCTGATTTACCCAGGAATTCAGGCTCTTTGGTGGGTTCCAGGTGTAGAACACCACATATTTATCTCCACCACGCATCAGGGATTGGTTGATCTTTCGCTCATCCTCATCCCCTTCAAATTCTGCTCTCTCCTCATACCAAATGTATTTGAAATAGCCATGCCTCAGTTTGATTGATTTTGATTTGTTGGGATCATCACACCCTCTGAATACAATTCTTTGCCCAGTTGGCTTATATGTCAGCCTCAGAGGGGAAATGCTCTGCTTCCAAAGATGCCCCACTTCCAGGGCATCAATGGCCCACAATAGTTGCTCATACACACTCTCTGCCAGGGTATTTCCAACCTTCCTGAAGCAGGCCGCATTTGCATTTGGATCCTGCATCATTCCCATGATGATCTCAATGCTCACAAATGAGGATTTTGTGGATCCTCTGCCGCCATACAGTTTGTAGTGGGTATGTTTTCCCTCTAAAATATCCCAATGAATATCATAAAATTGTGGAGCTATCAGATCTGTGAGCCTAACCTCCATCTGTTCTCCTTGGTATATCATTCACAATGGTGATCGGTTCCACTTTTGCATCAATTTCCTGCTTATCGACAAATAACCGGTATCTCTTTCCCAGGAGCTCTGCTGCCCTGGTTCGATCCTGAAGGGAGGCATCCATATCAAACTGATCCTTCTCCTCTCCTCTCATCACCCTTGTGAGATATTGCAGCACCTCTGTGGCATCTGCTACCCTGCTCTCTTCCAGTTCCGCAAGCCGCAAATCTATATATTCTTTTATGTATGGTTTTGTTAGGTTCTCACTTCCCATGGCTCTTGCTGATTTTTCAGAATATCCGGCCATTTTTGCCGCTTCTGTGGCATTCAGTGTGGTGATGTAATGATCACAGAATGCCTTTTGCTTTTCGCTCATCAGCTTGGCCAATTCATCCATCCTCGGCTTCTCCATGCTCATTCACTTCCTTCCACCGGTCTGCCAGGTATTTCAGCATCTCAACCTTGCTATAAAACACTTCTCCATCTCTGTTTGGGTGTTCCTCCCACAAAATCATTTTTGTGCATATTCTATCCCTCTTCTCTGAGTAATACTGTGAAGTGTTGACTTTGTATACAATCCCCTTCAGCCTCAGAGCCATCAGGAGCTTGTTGATTTTTGTTTGTATGTTGTTTGCCATCTCTCATCCTCCTTCACAACATGAAAAGGCACCATGCAAATGCATGATGCCTCTCATCAGGATTCAATTCATAAGGGGATAAGCCAACAAATTTTCACCTGATACCAATATACCATAAAAAAATGGGAAATGTGGGAAAGTTTTATTTTCTATTCCTCGGGATGCTCCTTCAGATAGTTTGATACCCTCTTTTCCGCTGTTGTCCGGTCACAATGGAAAATTCTTCCAATCTTCTCCCAGGTGTACCCCTCTATGTATTTATAATCTATCATCCTTCTGATTCCGCTATCAGAAATTGAATTGATGTATTGAGTGATCCTGAGCTCTAATGCCTCAGCCTGCTCCTTCCTCTGCTGAAGGAGGATCCTCTTCTTCCTGAGCTGCTTTCTGCTCTTCTGATCTCCTACATAATCATATCCTTCAATCTTCACTGTAGTTTGCACATATGGAAAATCTTTGGATGATGCCTGCACTTTATCAGAAACAATCCTGCTGCCCCTGCTGCTCAGCCTGGCAATCTTATATTCAAGCTCAGCAATCTCTTTCCTGAGATCGCATAATTGTTCTAAATCTTCCTTTGTCACCCTATGTGCACCTCCTAATTGAATGGCAGGCCCTCATCATATCCTTCAGGAATATCCATAAATCCATCTCCTGCTGCCGGGCCGGCACTTCCGTTTTCTTCTTTCTTTCCGCAGAATGTGAAGCCCTCAACCACAAACTCAGTGAAATATACTTTGCTTCCATTCTTTTCATAGGAGCCGGATTCTGCTCTTGTATGCACACCGATCTGCTGTCCTTTTCTCAGGTGCTTCTCTGCAAATTCTCCCCTGGCTCCTAATGCCTTGAATGTGAGATAAAATGCTCCATCTCCCCTCGGCTTATCTACTGCCAGGGTAAACCTGGCTATACACACCGGATTTTCGCCCTGGGAATACCTAACCTCAGGATCCCTGGTGAGCCGGCCTATAAAGTCGCAACTATTCACTGCTTTACCTCCTTTGCGTTCCATGGCCTAAAGTTGATAATCTTCTCAACCAGGCTCTTTGCATTTCCATCAAAGCAGATGGCCCTATCATCAACATATACCAGGGCCGGTGGCTTCTTATCCGTCACCATATCCACAGTGATCTCATGCTCCTTCAGGAAATTATTGATTGCAGCACAACCTTCCTCTGTGTTTGCCCTGGATGATACCACTGCCACCTCATATCCTGCTGCCCTGATAGCCTCAATGCTCTCTTTGATGCCAGGCACCGGTGGATCCGGCACCACATCAGCTCCCTTCCATCCGCTTGTATAGCTGTGAATCACTCCATCAAAATCAAATGCCACTGTTTTCTTCATCTCATTAAACTCCTTTTATCTGTGATGCAATCATATCTGCTGTGTGGGTGTATAGCACATTGGGATATTTCTTCACTGCTGCTGAGTATTTATCCCACTTTTTCTCTCCTTCAAAAGCTCCCATGTGGTATCTGATGCACATGAGCTCCTCATCAGTGAGATCCATATATCTGAGAGCCAGGATGCAGCTCTTCTCTCCATGGCCATCCAATAACTGCTGCCGGTTCCATTCATAATGTTGCCCGGTAACAATTTTCACTCTGTCCTTTTCTCCGGTCAATGTCTGAGTTTCTACCACTTCCTCATCATTTACCAAGATATAGGCATCAATTTTGCATAAATCATGCAGCATCCCAACAATGGCCGGGCTTTCTTTTCGCTCCCACTTCAATCCCAATTTATCTGTGAGGTTAATGAGTTCATATGCCACCTGAAGGCTGTGATCAAATAATGCTCCTTTATAGGCTCCATGGTGCCCCTTTGATGCCGGTGCTTCATAAAATCCCGCTGCCTCCAAATATTGCAGCAATCCCCTATCTCTGAAATGGCAGAAGAAATCCTCCATGATACTCTTCTTTGTTTCCAGTGTGAGATTTTCCATTAGATCACTTTCCCTCCATGGCGGTATGGCCTGCTCTTGTTAAATTCGTGCTTCTCTGCAATAGCTGCTGCCAAGTCAATTCTATAATGATCACACATATCCATGATCCTGATCACAACATCTGCAAGCTCAGCAGGAATGCCTTCAGGCTTTCCATCCTCTCTGTAATAGGTTTCAGTTGGTGCATGGCCATTTCTGTGCTCTTCCAGGGCCTCTGAGAGCTCGCTATGGCACAATGCCACTAACTCTCCAAATGTTCTCTCCTCTCCATCCCACCATCCATGGGCTTTTGCATTCTCTCCAACTTCCTTCTGAAACTCTTTCATTCCTTCTAAATCAAACATTGTATTTTCCTCCTTATTTTTTCTCAATTAGACTTTTCACCACTGCTACCATGCAGGCAATTGGTATGATCAGCACAATGGCCGCCACAACAATCAGGCATCCCATGCCCAACATTCTCAGAATCATCCACATTATTTCCATCTTTGGCCCATCCGTACCGATCCATGCGGATCCCAATATGCTTCAGGAGCTCCTTATCAGCTCCATCCGGCAATATGTTGGATTTTCTGAGCATATTATCTGTTTCCTGGAATCCTGCTGCCACTTGGATCTCTTCTGCCCAGGTGTTCAGGCTCTCTGAGAGTATCTGTGCAGCTTCTTTTGCCGCCTCTCCCAATCTCTTGAAGCCTTCCCGGATTGCTTCAGCTCCGGCCTCCACTCTCTGCTTTAGGATCTCCGGCCAGTGTTCCTGCATCCATTTCTCATATTGCTTCGGATTCATGCCATACATTTTCTTGAATTGCTTCTTTTTCTGCCTCCTATTCACTGTTTATCCTCTCTTTCAGTTTTCTTGCAGCCTCTCTCAGGCATTCCTCCTTGGTCGGCTTCTCTACGCAAAGAAGCTCCCGATCTCCTCCGCTTGGGGCAGTTCCCTTCTCAAATACATGGAGCCGCCATCTTGGTATCCCGGATGTGATCTGCTTCAGGCTTTTATGCAGAGGCCTGCTGCCGGAAATCTGAGCATACAACTTTTCAAATTCTTCCTCTGTTCTCATACTTCCTCCGGCAAATCAATATTCACCACAATGGCCTTCTTCCAGGGAAGGTCTCTCACCTTCTGCTCTGCAAGCATCCTGGCATGAGCATATGCTGCTGCCCTGGCTGTGGCTGTTTGCGGATCTTCGCCTATCGGATAATATTCAGGATGTTCTTCTGCATCCTCTGCCAATACATCCACCAACTTCCCGGCATCTTCCCTCCAATAGATCACCGAATCACTCAGCCCATTCTCATGGTATATGTATTCCCTGATCTTGCACTCTCCCAGGCTTGCAGCCCATCTGAGGCACTCATCACTGGCCACGATTTCAAATTCCACCATGCACAGCACCGGGAGCTCCGGGTTTTCCAGGATCAGCCTGGCCAATTCCTCTCTATTGCTCATCCTTGCCTCCTAACTCTCCAATGATCTCCACCATGGCCGGTGAGAATACAATGGATCCTGATGGCTCCCATTCGCCTGCTGCCCAATCTGCATCAAATCTCTCACGATCACCCACATACATTCCAAATACCGGATCCTGCTCCATGAGATAGATTGCATTTTTTACCTTCTCATCCTCTTCAGGTGGCCAACCCACCACAGAATACTCTTCAGGAAGCAGATTGCTCAGTGTTACATGAGCACCATCCCATGCCTGCATATAATCTGTGATGATCTTGATCTCCTCATCTGAGTAGTTCTGATCTTCAGCCTTGGCCATTTCTTCAGTGAAATCAGCAGTGTGCAAAATTCCTTTATACAGTTTTATCTTCTCCATGCTTTCTCACCTCTTCTTTTCTTGCTAATAGATACATTTGGCCATGCTCAAAGGTTTTCTCCACTGTCACAGTGAATGTTTTGCCAATATCATCAGAATCTCTGAATAATCTCTCCATGAGTAAACTATACATTCTATCCATCTGCATCTTTTCTGCACCAGGGAGCCCTCTTATCATTGGATTCATCTCAATTCTGAGCTTATGGCACATCACCTCCGGCTTCGGATCCCTCTTGCGGATCTCCTCAATGTCAAATGGTTTACCATATGGCAGATCAATGTGGCCGCATAGTTCCTCATGGGTGATTTTCTTCTCTTTGGCCAAGGAGAGGATCTCCACCGCCTTCTTGGTATCTCTTCCGCAGCAATCATTCCACAACTGATATGCCCTGCTGCCTAAAATCCCATACTCTGCCAGGGCAAGCATTGCCTCCTGGCCTCCTTCAGTTCGCATGAGTTCTGCCAGGAATTGCATACATCCGGGATTGCCTTCTGACATTAGCATCATAATTTGTCCGGTTGTTTTCCCGGATCCTCTGCCGCCTATAAAAATTCTTTCCATCTGCTTATCCTCCTACTTGTAAAAATTGTGGTTCCCAACTGTTTTGATATATTCCAAATTCTTTGAGTGCCAGGTTTCCTCTCCGTTGTATGTAGCCTCAAAATATAGGGCACCCTCGCTCTCATCCCATTTTTCAACCATGATGAGCCTCAGAGCCTCCCAACACTCTTCATCCGGTTCAGTAGTCCACCATCTTCCTCCTGGTGCCACCGGGCTGAATTGGTATATATCTTTTTCTTCGCTATATTCAAAGATCACATCCTCTATGGTTCCTGGGAATCCCTCTGCCCACACACGATTGAGCACCACCATGATCACCATGGCTTTTCCCTCAACCCCTTCTCCTTCTGCCTCTGCCATTGCAATCTTTGCCAGGAGGTAACTCTCATCTGCATCCCAATCCATTGAGTGCTGATCCTGGAATGTAACTGCATCCGGCTCTTCTATGGCCACCTCCGGCTCTTCTGTGCTTATTTCTTCTATTGGTGCAGCCTGAGTTTCCTCTTCACCTCCATTTCTTTCAAATGCCCAGGAGATTATCACTGCACTCAGGGAGAGCACTGCTGCTGCAATGGATACCAGGATGATCTTTCTGATTTTCCTTTCTCTTCTCCTTCTTGCTGCCCTCTGCCTCCAAAGATATTCTCTCCTGCTACCGGTCACTGATTCTCACCGCCCTTCAATTCTTCATACAGTTCTTCATATCTGCCTTCAATCTGCTCATACTGATTTGCCCAATGGCTCAGATCTTTCACCATGAAGCTCATAATGATGAGCATAATGATGAGCAGAGCTCCTGCTGCCTTATTGAATCTCTTAGATGCTGAGAGCTGAGCTCTTAGATCCAGGATCGTTTCTTTTCCTGCTGCAATTTGTTTCTCCTGGCTTTCTATTTTGAGCTGCTCTTTGGTTTTTCTCTCTTTTCTTGCTGCTCCATATACTTCAAAGCACTCCATCTCAGTTCCTCCTTTTCTTCATTATTGTGGCTCCTGCACACTCACTGGATGCCGGATCTCTAAACAGCACCTTCACACTTCTCTCTTTCGGGCCATCATATACACTGGCATCCACCACCAGGCCATTCTTCCTGGCTTTATTCAACAATTTCTGCATCTGCACTTTGTAATAAACCGGATCATCTTCTCTCAATCCCATTTTCGTTGCCTCCTTCTTCCTGGCACTCTTCTTCTTTGAATTCATCTTTGTGATCCAATGCGTAGAAAAACATATACTGCTGCATCACTCCCTCAAATCCTCTGTATTTTTCCACCGGGAAATATCCGTTGTATTTCTGAGAAATGATCTTTTCCATCCATGTATCAATCGGCATGGCTTCCAGGCGGTGCAGGCCAAACAGTTCAATGCAGGCTGCCACTTTCGGGCCGATTCCTTTAATAGCCAGGAGTTTATTGTGGATCTGAGCATATTCCCGGATGCTTTTCATCCCTTCCAGGTTTACCACTCCATTCACAATGTTTCGGGCCAATTCCTGAATGAATGGAGCTCTATAATATAGGCCGCACTCCCTCAGCTCATCCAAATCTGCCTCTGCTATGGCTTCAGGTGTCGGTATGGAGAAATATTGCACTGTATCCAATCCATCCGGGCCTCCTGGTGCCAAATGCTTCTCTCCCCATCTCTCACTCATCTTCTCAATGGTGGCGGTGATTCTCGGTATATTGTTCCTCTGAGAAGTTATGAATTGCACCATAACCTCCCACAAATCCTGTCTGAGGATCCTTATGCCGGATCCATACTCCTGGGCTTTCTTCAGGAATTCATCTGCCGGATCTATTTTGCCTGCCATCAGTTCATATGGATCTGCTGATGTGCTCAGATCAAAATATGGCACCCATATCTTCCTGAGTTCATCCTCTGAGCACCGCATGAGGTATCCTCCATCCTCCTTCACTTTAATTTCCAGGTATTTATCCAGGTGAATGATGGAATAAATATCATCTGTTTCTTTCCTGATTCTGAAGCACTGCCCGGATCTCATAATCTGATCAATATCAAAATTTTTCACTTCCATGCTCATCCTCCAAATTTGCTCGCTTATCCCCTTATGATTCCCCACCCCATTGAAGGGGTGGGATTGTCTTTGATTATTCTTTGATTTTGATGCTGAAGCAGACCGGCACCCGAAGCGCAGTGGAGCAGTTGCCGTTGTAGGCATTGCCACCGTGGTTGACAAAGCAGGCAAGGGTAGAATAGCCGCCACACACAGACAAGAGCCACCAGTAGGCCCGGCTTCCTCTGTCACCGGCCCCTTTGATACGGTTTCTCGGATCTTTGAAGATTTCAAACTGCTGCCCCTCTTTTGCTTCAGAGGCCCAATCATCCTCAAACACCTCATACTCAGAAGGCAGCCACAGCTTAAGGGAGAATCTACTCTCTTCTCCATCCACGATCTGAAGGCATTCTCTCTCACTGATCACCTCTCTGAGCTCTTCAGGAAGCATATTCCACACTGTTTCATTCAGGAATTTGCATACATCAGAATCTTTGAAGCCTCCTGCATTCAGGCCACTCTCATTCCACTGCACTCTCTGATCCAGGCAATCCTTGCTGATGAAATACACCTCTTCCGGGCTGATATTTGCCACTACATAGGTGATTTTCTCACCGGTGAGCAGTTCATCTGCAATCTCATCACCTACATTCAGGCCTCCTGATCTCACCAGGGCTCTGATGCAATCCCAATTTGTTTCCTCTGTTCTTTTTCTTGTGATATTCATTTCTTATCCTCCTTATGTTCTCAGGCATCCTGGCTGCCTGCTGCCATCTCTTTTGCTCCTGCTGCTACCATTGCCAAATGAATCTGCTCCAATTTCACCGGGCCGATTCCCTTTATTTGGCCAATAGCCTCCAATGCAATGCCGGTATTGAAGGATCCTGCTGCCTGGCCCATTTTGTACCCTGCTGCAAATCCCTGCTCATAATATCCACCAATGCATTCCTCCATGGTGCTGTGATCCATCTTGCGGATCTGATTGTATTTACTCCGGTTGATCTCCACCGGTTTCTTCTTTTTGGCCATCCTTTGCCTCCCCTAAAAATTGTGATAGATCCATCTGCCCATCACACTGTTTCACTTCCATCTTTGCATTCCTTGGTTGGTATCCCTTTTCGTTTTCCCCAAAGGCATCAATAGGATTGAAATCATAGTGTGGGCAATAGTTTGTGGTTTTGGCCAGGTGTTCCGGTATTTCTTTCTCTTTCGTGGTGCAGTATGGTATATCTCCAACCACCAATGCACTGCAATATCTGCAATACTGAGCCATTTCATCACCTCACATTTTTGGCCCCCTAAATATCACCACCATGGATGGGAATGGGGCCCCTGCTGCCGCTTCACCAAATTTTAGGCGGCCTCTCACAAATCTCACCTCTGCCCGGTGCAATATGTAATCATGGAAATACTTTGTGTCTGTCCGGGCCGGTATGAGCATAACCACCAAAGTGTTCTCTTTGTGGCCTTCCTCATAGCATTTCTGCACCCAATCTCCAATTTCTCTGCCATATGGAGGATTGCAAAACACCCGGCACCCCCCCCAATCCTGCAAAAGTCCATTTTGCTCCCTGGTAAAAAATCTCTCACATTTATGGTTTCCTTCATCAGCACATGGATCCAAATCAAATCCAAATTCAGCATTGAGCTCATCATAAAATTCCTGAGGTGTGGCCCACTGATCTGTTTTGCTGCTATACATCACATCCAAATTGGCCATCATTCTCCCTCCTCTGCAAAATCAAATATATGAGCCCCCTGCTCTGGGCCAGTGAATACATACACACCGCCATTCGGTATGCCAAACAATCCATATGCGGCCCAATTACACCCTGAAGAATCCCCCTCCTTCGGTGAACCCTTGCCAGTGTATCTCCCCAGGCACTCCTCATATGCACTATTGGCCGGATCCTTTGCTCCTGCTGCCTTAAAATCCTCTACTGCTGCCACATGGCCACACATAGGGCACTTGAATCTCCATTTGAGAATATTCTTGCCAAATCTTCTCTCTCCTTCAGCCTTCCAATCTTCCAGGCTCTCATATACTTTCTTGCCATCTTCATCATCAAAGGTGATTGAGCGGCCTTTTCCAATATTCATGGTTCTTTTCATGGCTTATCCCTCCATTTTCAATCTTCAAATTCTATCTCTTTGCTTCCCAGGATCTCCAAAGCCTGCTCTTCTGTGGCCAGGCAGCCAGGCAGTTTTGTGATCTCATAAACTATCGTTTTCTGTTTGGAATCCCTCACATATTTGCAGAGGATCTCCATCACATCATCCTCTGCAATCAGCCTCAAATTCATCTTATCCAGGTTTCCAGGATCACCGGATCATCACCTTCTGCCCTTGGGAACCTGATTGAAAATCCCGCTGCCTGAATATCTTTTCTCATTTCATCCAGGGAATTCTTCTGCATGGCTGTGTTTGTCGGATGGCAGCCTGCTCCTTCCCATATTCTGCATAAATACATCCCAGGAAAATCCTTGGGGCTGTCATATATCACCGCCATGGGCATCTTGATCTCAGAGAGATCCACTTGTGTCATGCTCTCCACCATCTTATTCATCAGCTTCAACCTCCTCATCCAGGTAGTTCTTTTCAAATTCCTGCATCCACATATCATGGCCATACTTTGTTTCAAATGCTCTTTGTGCCACTTGCTTCAGATGCAGATCCACCTCTTTATTGTCATGTGGTGCCTCCGGGCCATGTTCATGGTGCCGCTCTTCACACACATATCCCCATAGGCCATAATGCTCTGCTTTCTTTCGGAGGCATCCGAACCGGCCATATATAAAATGGTGCTTATGGAGCCCGGTGTGCTTCAGTTCTCCAAAATATCCGATCCGATCAGCTTCCTCTCTGCACAAAAAGCACTCTCTGCTCAGCGGATCAGTTCTCTTCTGTATGATGCTCTTTGCCATAAAGTTCCTCCAACTCCTGCCATATCTCCTGCACAATGGCTGCTGCCTGATCATCTGAATAGATATAGGCCATATTGCCGATTGTCACCGGGATGCCTAACTCTTCAGCCTTCAGGATTTCTCCCTTCATTCCATCTGATAATCTGCTGAAGATCCTCAACTCTGAGCAATCTTCCAGGAGCTCCAATCCTATTCTCAGGCCTGCTGCCCTCTGTGATTCCACCTCATCATTGAGTACCTGGGAATAGAAAAGGTGTGGGCAGATCGGGATCTTGCCCTCTTCAATAACCGCTCCACAAAAGAGCTTTGCAAATTCCAGGTTGGTTTCTCTGTTTCCTCTTGTGCCATACTGTGAGCACACATACACCTTTTCCATGCTCACCTTATCCACATTCTTTTCATTGTTTTCCACTTTCATATCCTCCTTTTCTCTCTGCCGGTAGCCATCCAAATATTCCTGCTCCCTGGCAAAATCATGGTATTCCTGCTCTGTCATGCTTTCTCCTTCCTACCAACAAGGCCTCACCACATATGGATCCATGAATTCATCCTCATCAGGATCCGCATATGCTATCTGCACATTGAGCCCGGCCCTCACTGCTGCCACAATAGAGTGCACCTCTGTGATACTCCGGTAATTGTCTGCAATGGCATCCATCACCGCATCAGCAATCTGCTCTGCCATCTCCTCAACTGCTGCCTCCGGGCCTTTTACTGTTTCCATCACCGCCTGGATGGTTCTCTTTCTCACTTCTCTGTACTCTTCCATGCTTCCATCTCCTTTGCTACCTCTGCCTGCATCACATTTGCATATTCGTGATGGCCTTTATGCACTACATAAGCATGAGGCAGGCTCTTCTCCATCAGCATCTTCCATAACTCCGCATTCTTCACCGGCTTCCCTTTGGCATTGTGCCATTCATTTTTCTGCCACTGAATATGCCAGTAATTTTGGATAGTGTTCAAAATGTGCTCGCATTGAGTAAATACTGAGGCTTGGCATGGTTTTTTGAGTATGTGGAAGGCATTGATCATTGCCATCAAACATCCCTGGGCCTCAGTTCCATTTTCCAGGTGAATGAAGCCCTGCCTGGTGTGTGGTTCTCCATTCTTCATGCATTCCACCAACCACATGGCCACTCCATCTCTCTTTGATGGGCCTCTCCATGAGCTTTCAATGAAGATCCTCACCTCAATTTTCACCCTGAATCACCTCCCGGATCTATTCTCCGCATGGTATAGTGCTGATATGGGTACCCGGTCACTGGATTGAAGCCATTCACTATGGAATCAGGAATGATATACCAACCTTTTTCCGGTCTTGGCTCCTGCTGCCATCTCCTTCTGTGGATGATCTCTCTCTGAGGCTCCGGCACAATCAGATTCCTGCTCCGGGAATAGGTGCAGCCTTCAGCTTCTTCTTTCGTTTCCTTCTTCACTATGTACTCAGCCAGGTTCTCAAATTCTCCATCCTCATACAGAGGGATGAATGCCTTGGAACCGTATTGCCAGTGCTTCATCACCATCTTCTTGGTGTTCAGCCCCGGCTCTGCAATATCCTCTATGATCAGGTGATGGTGGCAGGCTCCCTGCTTCCCTCTCTCCGTCACATATATGTATTTGAATTGATACCCTGCTTTCTTATAGGCCTTCCTCATATCGGCCAAAAACTTCTGCACTTGCTTCTTTGCTTCAGCCAGGCTCTCCGGCCTCAGCTCCTTTTTGTATTTCAACACCAGGTGCCAATCTCCTTCATGGAAGTTGGCCAGGATGAGCCGCTGCACCTTCTTCTCTCTGTTGGTTTTATTCTGCCGCTCTATGTCCTCAGGTGTTCTCTTCCTCCTTGGCCCCCTCTTCACTCCGGGAGCTCCATAATTCCCTGGGTAATATTTTGAGATCTCTTTCACCCATCCCAGGTCATATATTTTTTTCACATACAAATTGTGCATCACCCCTAACTTTAATATCCTTATGAACCAATTAAGAAGGCCCGAAAAGCCTTGTTTTTAGCGGATATTTCTTGACTTTTGAGCCCTAAAGTGATACACTATATTTAGGTGTAAGTGTGTCCTTTTTAGGGCATATCCAGGAGCAGATTTCTCAGATCTGCTCCTTTACTTTTTCAGCGGAATCACCTTCTCTCTCTTGGGCTTGTCTGCCCGGCTTCTCTTCCATTCTTCAAAATCTTGCTGATGCTGTGGATCTGCAAAATACTCTGATATGGTTGTGAAAAGCAGGCTGCCAATCATGTTGCCCTCGGGTTTTGGGATCTGCTGTGCATTTATGTATCCCATAGCCATCCCTCCTGGCTTATACAATTTTTCCGGCAGGGTTTCTGTTCAATGTCATAACAAACTTTGCACCATGCAGAAAATTCATAAAATCTCTCTGTTCGCCCTGGCTCAGCTCTGAGATGAAATCCATCACCTCCACTGCCATTGCCTTCTCACTCTGTGGCAATACTGTATCCATTCTTTTCTCCTGCTTTGTTTCCATCATGTTCTCCATCTCCTTTCTTTAACATGGGCCGCCCTCCGCTCCATGGAAGGCTCCTGCCGGGTATTTCCAATCCTCTACATACACATCATCAACTGTGAATTCTCCGGTTATTAGGCTCTTGATTGCTTTTTCATCATCTCGGTACACACATGATTCTGCATCTCCAACAAACTCATCCAGGCTGCACTTGTTATCAAGTGTGAATCCCAGTACAATCTCATCATTTTTTAGCTGCTCATATTCCTCAGGGTATAGATCCCGGATGCCTGCAAACAATTTTGGTGTTGAGAATATGCACATTGCACATGAGCAGCGGTTCCATCCGGCTCTATAACATGGATGAGGGTTTGCCTTGTGCCTCTTCAGCACCTCCCATACATCTTTTTCTGAATAGTCGATCACCGGCCTCCACTGATGCACTATTCTCCTGGCTTTCTTTTCTGCATTCGTTCTATGTATTTCCATTTCGTTATACATTGATCTTCCCTTGCTCTCTCCTCTTCTTTCTCCTGAGATCACAAGCACCTTGGTATCTTGCTTTGTTTTATCCAGGTTAGCTGTTACACTATCCTGCACTGCTGCCTTTAAATTTCCACTGCACCATCTTCCCTGGTGAGTGCCTCCCTTGGCCGGGAATTTCATTCTTTTTCCACCCAACTCTCCCAGCATCTCTAATCTGTCAAGATTGCTCATCAGCGAATCAGCCACCATTATTTTCAGGTATGCCGAGCACCATCTTCTGCTCAGATCACCGCTTTTTGCCGGGAATTTGTATCTATACCCATATTCTTTCAGTTTCTCCTCCATATCTTCTGTGCATTTCTCTTTTAGTTCCAGGCACTTGGTGTAATTAGCTGAAGGTTTGCACCTCAGAATCTCTCCGGTATCGGGATCAATCCATTCCACCGGCTCTGATGCCCCTATTCTGTATAATTCTCCGAAAAATCCATTGATTCTGTATGATACTCTGAGCGGCACCCCTTCTGCTTCCGCAAATGCTCTCACATAGTTCTGAGTGCATCTCCAATCCATTGCCCTGGTTGGGTGTCCTCCATCTATATCATGGTGCCACAGTTCCATCTTCTCTTTTGGCACCCCCATTTCCAGGAGTTTGTAATAGCAGGCCATGCTATCCTTGCCTCCTGAGAACAGAATCACTATGAGATCATATTCTTCAAGTGGAAGAAGGCTATCCAGGTATATGCTTTCAAAATGTTTGCTGTCTTTTCTTCCTGGCAGATGAGGCTCTATTCTTTTTCCTGATCCATATATCACTTCATCAGGTACTCCTCTTTTCACTGGGGTATCTGCTGTGCAATCCATATCTTTTATGAAATCAGGTTCAAATAGGCTCATCTGCCCCTTTATCTCTTTTGCCACTTATTTCTCACCTTCTCTATATACTTTCATGAGGTAGTAGCTCTCATCTTCTGTGCAGAGGCCAAAATATTCATCTGTTCTGGTGAAACATACATCCAGGTTGTAGAATGTTCTAAGGCCCTGCTTGTAAACATCCAGGCGAGCAAATAATTCATCAATGGCCTTCTGCTCTTTTCTCCATTCTTCCGAAAATGTTTCATGCTTTGCTTTCTCTTCCAATGCAATATCCAGGGCCTTTACTGTACATTCAAGTTCTGCTCCAAATTCAGTTTTGAAAAAACTCTTTTCATTCATCTTCATGGCTTATCC